ATGTATTTTGAACAGTTGCTCCATGAATAGCACAGAGTAATGCTCCTCCTAATATACCTGCTACACCCATCATGTGAAATGGATTGAGAGTTATATTGTGGAAACCTTGAATGAATAGAATGTATCTAAAAATTGCTGCGACACCGAATGATGGTGCGAAGAACCAACTATGCTGACCTAGTGGGTAGATTAAAAAGATGCTAGTGAAGACTGCGATAACAGCAGAGAATGCGAGTGCGTTGTAAGGTCTGATACCTACGAGACCTGCGATCTCAAACTGTCTTAACATAAAACCTATGAGTCCAAACACACCATGAAGTGCTACGAAATTCCATAGACCTCCTAGTTGTAACCAACGAACAAATGAACCCTGTGCCTCTGGTCCCCAAAGGAACATAAGACTATGACCCATAGCATCGCCAGGTGTTGACACTGCTGCTGTTAAGAAGTTTGCTCCTTCAAGATATGAAGATGCAATACCATGTGTATACCATGAAGTAACGAATGTAGTTCCTAAGAACCAACCACCGATTGATAGGTAAGCACAAGGTAAAAGTAAAAGACCAGACCATCCTATGAATACAAAACGATCTCTCTTTAACCAGTCGTCAAGAACATCGAACCAACCCCTTTGAGGTGCTTGTAAGGTAGATGCTACCATTAATTTCTCCTATGAAAAAGGCACCCGAAGGTGCCTAGTTATTTTTTGATTAATCAATTAACCAATTGCAGGTGCTGTTAAAGCAACTGTTGTAGACTCAGCAGATGCTAGGTCTAGTGGGAAGTTATGTGCATTTCTCTCATGCATTACTTCCATTCCTAAGTTTGCTCTGTTTAGAACATCTCCCCATGTTGGTACAATCTTACCATTAGCGTCTACTACAGACTGGTTGAAGTTGAAACCGTTAAGGTTGAATGCCATTGTACAGATACCCATTGAGGTTAACCATACACAGACTACTGGGAATACAGCAAGGAAGAAGTGAAGACTTCTTGAGTTGTTGAATGAAGCATATTGGAAGATTAATCTACCGAAATATCCGTGTGCTGCCACGATATTATATGTTTCTTCTTCTTGTCCGAACTTGTAGCCGTAGTTTTGACTCTCGTTCTCAGTTGTTTCTCTGATTAGAGAAGATGTAACTAAAGAACCGTGCATTGCACTGAAGAGACTACCACCGAACATACCTGCAACACCTGACATGTTGATTGGGTGCATATGAATGTTGTTCTCTGCTTGGAATACAAACATAAAGTTGAATGTACCAGAGATACCTAAAGGCATACCATCAGAGAATGAACCCTGACCGAATGGGTATACAAGGAATACTGCGAAAGCAGCAGATACAGGTGCTGAATAAGCAACACAGATCCAAGGACGCATACCTAAACGGTATGATAGTTCCCACTGTCTGCCCATGTAAGCAGAGATTCCAATAAGGAAATGGAAGATAACCAACTGATAAGGACCACCGTTGTATAACCACTCATCTATAGTGGCAGCTTCCCATATAGGGTAGAAGTGTAATCCAATAGCGTTGGAAGATGGAACGACAGCACCAGAGATGATGTTGTTACCATATAAGAATGAACCAGCAACTGGTTCACGAATCCCGTCGATATCTACGGGAGGAGCAGCAATAAATGCCACGATAAAGCAAGTAGCAGCAGCTAACAAGCATGGAATCATAAGAACTCCAAACCAACCAACATAAATGCGGTTGTTTGTACTCGTAACCCACTCACAAAACTCGCTCCATCCTGACAATAAACCTTGCTCTCTTCTTGAGATTGAAGTCATTGAAATTAAAAGAACATTTGTGATTGGTATGATAAGACTTATCCCACTAGGGAATCCCCATGGTCTTGGTTAGGGGTAAGAAATGTCCGAAGACACTAACACTATATATGCTTTGTTAAGTTTTGTCAAGAGGGGTCTGTGCCACCTTTTCTTTTGTCCTGTATTGATTCGCTTCCACCTACTGCGAATGGATTGTACTTAGACGTTGCAATCTCATACATCTTCTGATGCAATGTCTTTTCGTTTTCTATTTCGTCACTCTCATCTTGAGGTTCGAAACTACTTGGTGCTAAATCTTCTGTTGCCATGGGCCAATTATCATAAGGGTGTGGTTCGTATTTGTAGTTAGGATCAAACCATGCATCGTAAGGTACTTTGTCTGGTGCTGCGTAAGTCATCCTTTGTAGTCGTGAAAGTCCAGTTTCATTACAGGTTCATCATCAAATAAGATGTCACCTGAGTCTTGAGAAGAAGACCACTCTTCCTCTCCTGTATCCCATAAAAATGAGCAAGGATCATCTTCCATATTATTTCCTAATTGCTGGTACTAATGCTCCACCATCGTCATCATCATCTTCATCATCCCATGGGTCATCTATCTGACCTTGGTCTAATCTATCTTCCAACGCTTGATGTAATGGGTCACGTGGATTAATCTTGGCGAAGTTAACTACTAATAATTCCTCACCATTCTTCACGTCCTGCATCTCAGGATGAAGTTTAGGTTTCTCTGGTGGTTGATCCATTGCTGTCCATCCCTGTGACATTAACATCAGAGCATGATATAACAGGTATCCTGATATAACAATGAATAATATAGTCATTAGTCTTTGTTACTTACCCATTTCTTTTTCTTCTTATCGTATCTCTTCACCTCTCCTCGCTTTAGACCAGGACCTGCCTTTGCTTTAGCAACAAACTGTTTGTATGTTGGAGAGTCTTTTGAATGCCCGACCTTCTTCTTACCGTGCATCATACGATCTTTCTGATACTTCAACTCTGCTTCCTTTTCTTTAGTCTTCTGACGATTCTTTTCGTTGTCAAAAGTATCTCCATACTTCTCCCACAACCAAGGTTTAAATTTGGCTTGCTTGTCAAAGATTTCTGGTAGAATGTTCATGAGTAGAAGTTTTCCTTTAGATATTTATACATTGTAGGTAGAGACTCAGCAAGTTTCTTGCGTCTTTCGTAAAGATGTACCCATTCATCAACCTTTGTAGAGGAGACAGAAGGATAATCAAAATACTGATATGACCTCTTCCTAACTGTAGTATAACCTGCCCCGCCCAAAATGTAAAGTATGGGTTGTGCCTCATGTTGAACTGGATCACCCCCTACCATGTGGAATCGGACTAAATCGTGAGCACCCTTGGGTTCATAGTGTGTCCTCTGGGTTGCTTCCTCCCAAAATTCTGTGTCTGTCCTACGAGAATAGTAATAGTGTGCTTCAACAAACTCTTTCCACCCTTCAACATGCTCATTCATATTATGATTGAACCTGTCCTTCATAAACTTATTAATACCAGGTTCCTCTCTCAAACTATCACAGAGAGCAAGGATACCATGGTGTGCTGAGAATAATGAGGTAGATTCTAATGGTTCAATGAAACTATATGACAAACCTATCATCACACAGTTACCTACCCATGCTTCCTTCTGCTTACCATTTCTAAACTTAATTACCTTACCATTATGGAGACCTGACTCATGCATAGCACCTTCGGGTGACCTATACTTGGATGAGAATACATATCCCTCTGAGATATAATCCCACGTTGGGATAGTCCACATCCATCCTGCACTCATACCCTTTGCGTTGGTGTATGGTACCATCTCCTTATCTTTATCTTTATATTCTCTCTTTCTTATAACAGCAGTGTCTGTTGGGATAGAAGGAAAATCTATCCAACGAGTCATAGCACCACCTAGTGTAGATTTTTGCCCAGTACAGTCGAGATAGAGATCTGCGTCAACTTGCGGGTTCCTGAGGTCAGTCTCTCCTCTCTCCACAGTGATAAATTGTATTCTTCCTGCTTTATAACTAACCGACTTAACTTCACTATCGACCACTCTAACATTACTACAAAAAGTTTCTTGTAAATAGGCAGAGAATTTACTTCCATCGATGTGGAATGACCTGTCTTTAGATAAATCATAAGGGAAGAGTAGAGAATTATTAATTGGCATCTTCTTTTCTTCTGCCACCGTTACGAACGGCATGAAGACATCAGCAAAGGGAGGGGGTTGGAGTCCATATGCCTTTGCACACATCCAATCATGGAAGGTAGCATCAGTTAAACCTATTGCCTGTGCTTGTCCATTAGGATAATGGAAAACGTGGTCTAACTCAGTAAAGTTTTCAAATCTTGATGATGATTTATATGTTGCTCTCGCTGCTAATAAGAATGTCTTATCATCTATACCCATATACTTTAGGTATTGATTGATGTGAGGAGTTGTAGATTCACCCACTCCGATAGGGTCACCACCTTTTATCAAGGTGATATTATAATGTGGAAATGTTTTTGCGAGTGCAGCAGCTGCCATCCATGCAGCAGTACCACCACCAACGATTACAACTTTCATCTATTATTATACTCTTTCATTATAGCGTCACATGTCATACGAAGATAGTCACCATCGTATTTCTTTACTTCATCTTGTAACATATTATTTTGTTGGGTAGGTAGGAATTGTTCTAACTTACCTGACTCAATATAGTCTTGACAAAATTCATAGATGGATTTATTTATTCCCAATCCTGCCTTACTAAAACATGCTAGACATAACTTACGTTTCTCTAGATTGCCATCATCATAACTCCAACCTTCAATCATTTTAAAATACAATAAATCCTATTACACATATCATACCAAATTCTAGTAATCCATGCAACCCCTGAGGGACAGTTATTAAAGTGGTTTCTATCCTTGCCATATCATATCAGGCATTGCTCCCTGCCCTGGTCTTACTACTAATAAAAGGATCGCATAGCCGACAAACCAAATAATATTAAAGAGCCATGCTTGGCGATAAAGGTACTTTCTAATTCCCATAGAGAGTATAACATTTCGTACTGCGTTAGGGTCATCTTCGTTACCTGTTGCTCTAAAGATTTGCTCAATAATTACTGCAATGATTGTGCCTATCACTAGAGGATAGAATACAAAGTTTGCAAAGGACATTACTGCTATGATAAAATTCATTTCTTAGGATAAAGTCTTGCTATTTTTTCTTTACGAATCTTTTCTTTATTTCTTCTCTCTTCCACCTTCTCATCCCACCACTTGACAGGCCACCTTTGAAGTTTCAAGGCAGCTAGCCATAGTTTCTTTCGTGGGAGACGAAGTTTCATGTCTTCTTAGGTTTATGACCGTGTGCTATTCCTAATTCATGCATCTTAGAATGCTCATCTATCTCATCTCTGAGTCCTTCCTTACCTTTACCAAATGTCATGTAAATTCCATAACCTAGTAGTCCTATAACAATTACTCCAATTATTATAGGTATAGCAAGACCTGCTTCAATCAAAGGTTGCTTCTCCCATGTACCTGGTAAGGTATACACGGATGGTTTTGCTAAAAAGATCACTGTAGTACCATCCAAGATACGTTAGTGAATGCTGTAGTTGCTAAGATGCAACCGAAAACTATAAAAGGCATTAAGATTCTGCTCCTTGATATACTGGTGTTAATACACCACCACCTTGATCATCATCGTCATCGTTATCTATTGCTCTTAAAAGAAGCTCGATTACGACTAAAGCAGCCATGGGATAGAAAACCCAGAGGACTGCCATTAGTGGTGATATACTGTCTGTTGCGGCTAAGTAGTCGCCCATATGTATTGTTAACTTTTGTGAATAAGTATTTATACTTTAAAAGATTCCAGGAATGATTTGTCCTGTGGTGACGTAAGCACCTATTGCTGCGACAAAACCAATCATGGCTGCCCAACCGTTAAACTTTTCTGCTTCTGGTGTCATTTTCTTAGATTTAATAGGGGTAGAAATTTAAAGAGACCTGCTTCGACTAAGCAAATCCTGGAATTATCCATCCAAAGATGGAGTAGTTGATTACTGCTGCGACTAAACCAATCATCGCAAGGCGACCATTGAGTAACTCAGCATTCTTCCAATAGTCTTGGTCTTGTAAGACCTCGATTCTTGGCTCAGAAGGAAAGATGTTTTGTCTTCCACCTGATTCGGTAGTTGTGTACCGTTTTGCCACAGATTGTGTCATAATGTTTACTTTTGTTAAGTAACGTAACAATACTATATAGCAAACCTTAAGGTCTTGTCAAGCCCCTGGGGTGTGGGTACCCCAATGTCCATTACTCTTCCTTATCTGTAATATCACCAAAGGTTATGACATCACTGCCATATGAGTCAGGGATAGAGATAGTATCAGCAGCACCATACCCATCAGTAGTGAAGGTAAGGTTATCTTCTAAGTTTATATCTGGTGTGAAGCTTATGTCAACACCTCTTCCTTCTGATAATCCTCCAAGACTCTCTTGAATAGTTTGTAATCCTTGATAGTGTCTCCAAACCTCACCCAAAGTACCCCTATCAAAACCTTTATCATCTACAGCAGCTTTGAATGCTTCTTTAACAGCATCCACAGCAGTTTCAAATTTATCATGTAATCCACAAGTCATTTCTTTTTCCTCAGTGTGTGTAAGTGTTCTATGATATCATCTCTGATTAACATAAGCTCATTGTAGCACTTTTGATTGTGTGCACAAGAGCGTAGTGAATCGTCAGGTTTATGGACAGACTCGATAAAGATATCAAGTGCTCTATTCCATGATTCATCCTGAGATTCTTTAGGGATTGCCCCTTGATCCTTTAGTGCCATTCTTCCTTTATATAAAAGAGAACCAACCTGTTATGATTTGTTTCTCCGATGTGTGACTGACTCGACCTCGATGGAAATGAGTCCAATCGGCAGGCCATATGACAGTATAACCCTTTTGAGCAGGGACATACTTGTCTTGGTGGTACCATTCAGTGCCTCCATCTGGCACATCATTAAGGTATGTCATAAAGACTAGGTGTCTGTATACATTACCTGGTAGAGGACTTAACCTTTCGGTATGCCACTCTTTGAATCCACCACCAACAGGATAACATTGTAAACTAAGAGGTTCCACTATCTGAAACCGTGAGGTCTCACAGAAAGGGAACCTTTCACAATACTTTGTTAGCACTTCCTGTAGTGCCTGATTATATTCCTGCACCATTGGTACACCCAACTGATGAGGAATATGCACGTCCATAGAGTCTTTGTAATCTTTATTGACTCCAATATCTCCATGCTCATACACTTGACCAGGTGTGACAGGTAAGATGTCCTGCTTCTCCCAGAAAAGCATAAGTGCATCACAGATATTAGTATCTATAAAATCTCCCCATATAAAATCATCAATCCTTTGACAGAATCTTCCTTTATATGTTACAACTTCGCTCATCGATTTATTCTAGCACTATGGGATGTAATGTGCAAGTCCCGCAACAACACACCTACCATCCACATCTGATGGAGGTACAGCATGATATGCATTACCTTGTAGGACTAACATCTGTCCTGGATCTGGTTCGACCTCTTCGTATTCTAACTGAGTGCGTGAGCATCCTTTAGGTGCGTTTACATAATAAACAAACGCTAAAGTATATGGAAAATGATTATGTTTCATCACTCCCTCACCTGCATTATATAATAGAGACCAACACTCTATGATTTTCATCTTCTCTGGGTAGCATCCACCTTCCCCCTCAGCATACGTTGCTGTTGCCATGGGTATGATTTCCTCTATCCAATCCATTAATTTAGAAACTGTTGGGTGATTTCTATTTTCAAAACCCCAAAACCAACCTGTCCTCTGACCACCACCTTTAACTGGTAGTCTAGTGCTTCTCTTTACTACATCTAATATCTCAGCATTAAACTGGTCTATCTTATGAGGATCTATATGAGATCTAATATCATATGTTAGATGCATCTCTTTTCACATAAACTTTTCTTATTGGATCTCCTTGCCACATCTCCCTCTTAACTACATCAACCTTACCTCTAAGATTATAGGAGATGATAGTGCGTGGTACTTTAGACCTGTTTCTTGGTGCTTCATGTAGAATAGTTGAAGGCCACAGTAACATGTCACCCTCCTTAGCAGGTGGTTCAAATGTCTCTACGTTACCCGACCATGGGTTTAAGAATGGTGAGTAGAAAGTAGTAGGTCTATGTATCTCAGGGTGAAAGTCAACATATATTATTGATGACCAACCACTATGACCGTGATTGTGCACAGGGTGGTCTGTCCCTAGAGGATATGTTTGATGCCACATATCAGTAAACTCCACTCGACGTTGGTCAGAGAAGTCTGCTAAGTATGGTTTAATAATATCAATAACTACGTCTGCATAAGGGGGTAAATCATTGTTACCTTCCTCTGCATTGACAAAGAAATCCGTAATCAAACCTTCATCCTTAGGATCCTTATGTGCAGGGTTGTCCTTAGGTAATGCTTGAAGAATCTTTTGTTTATTTACATCCCAATTCTCTATCTCATAATGAATGATAGGAATGGAAAACATACTATAGACTGACATGTTTTATAAACCATTCGGCATCAACAACAGCAAGAGCCTTCTTCTTATTCTTCTTCATGAACAGAATAGGTTGATGGTCTCCTGCATTAGCACACGCTTGATCGTATGCATCATATACATTTAACTTCTCTTGATTCTTACATTCTATACTAAAAGGAAACTTTTGTCTAGCATCCCTTGCCATGATGAGATCTTCACCACCTGCACCCATACTTCTAGACTCTATGTCTTCTGGATGTATATTTCTATTCTCTATCAGTTGGTCTCTCACCCACTGCTGGAACTTTCTCCCTTTCGCTTTCGCACTTTGCGGTCTCATTACCATTCTCTCTTAAGTTGTCTGACATCAGTGACACCAAACAGTGACTTACATTTATTCTCTGCGTCCTCTCTTAGATTAGATGGACAGATAAACTCCACCTTCTGCAACCTATTACTTGGTAGTAATATATAGGCAGACCATTGTATATCTTTCATAGGTTCCAATAATTTTACTCATAAAAAATGGGGAGCGTTAACTCCCCACTATTTAGATTAGACAGCAACTGCTTTGCTGTCATGCTTTACTCCACGATATGTGAGAGTTGCATTGCTCTTGCTGTTAGAGCGACTATCGTTAGTGTCATACTTGACACCACGGTAAGTGACTTGTGCCATTGGCTTGTCCTCAGGTAGGGTGAATAACCCGTTCCTTCAGTCGGCATTTGCGTCCTCTGGAAAACATGCTGGATCAGTATGTGCAATAATAACCCTTGTTAATTCCAATCTCTCGGTCTTATTAGGATTGTTACTTACATTTTCTAATAGCTCAGCAGTGTGTTCACAATCAAGTGGTGCACCGATAGCTATTAAACTGAGTAGTATGTGATACATAAGGATGAACGATAATCCGTTCCGTGTCGGCTTACTTGCGGTCTGTAATAGACTGAACGTAATAGTATGTTAGCATACTATGACTATTTATCAAGTTTTTTTGTTATCTTTGATACTTTTCTTAACACCCTTCCGAGTCGTGCGTGACTTCGTATTGTCTGGATGTGGCGTACACTTCTTCTGCCTCTTTAAATCCCTCTTCAAGGATCTCAGAAAAGATAAGTGGTCCCTTATACCAGCTTTCGGGTCTTTCAGCGAGCGGATCATCCTCTCTTCGGGTGTCTTCCATCGACTCATCTTCTTTAAACCATTGTTTTCTAACCTTCTTCCAAAGATCAGAGCTTAAATCCGCTAAAGGTATTAGATTCGACATCCTGTTTAATTCCTCCAACTATGTAAGATTCAATCTCAGTTTCCTGAGGTGCATTTTGTTGTCCTTTGCTATTTAGCCAGTGTTCTGTCCAAGGTAAAGGATTATTCTTAGCTGGAATGTCATAAATTGGATCTAATTTGATTGCTTTCATTCTTCTGTTAGCAATCCATTCAACGTATTGTGATAGTAATCTCTCATTAAGACCTATCATACTGCCATCTTTAAATAGATATCTAGCCCACTCTTTCTCTTCCTCCACTGCGTCCCTAAACATTTGGATCACA